TTTTTCTATCCAGAATGGTCTTACTCAATGAGTAATGGTGAAACACGAATAGGTAAAAATAAAGAAAATAATGATCCTAAAAAATCACACGAAATATTAATAGTTAAAAGAAATAATGACGATGATTTCTGGAAATAAAAAAGCCTCAAATGAGGCTTTTTTTATTTTGCATTTTTTACATAATCATATTTTTCACGTATTCTTTCATACCATACTTCATTATTTTCTTGGAAATTCCATTCTGGATATTTTTTCTCAATACTGAAATAGTCTTTTAAACATTTTGTTTCCATTTCTTTAAATGGAGATACTTCAATAATTTCAACACCAAATAAACCACATACTTCAGTTTTAATTGTTTCTGAAATTATCATATAAAGTTCAACTTTTGAACCCTTTTCTAATTCTTCTTTTATTAAAAGATTGATACCAAAACTTCTTAAACTTGGATTTCCACCAGTTGCAGCACTTTTGTAAGGACCGATTGTTGATTTAATACCACCTTTTGATTGAGAACCACCAATTTTTTTAATAACACCATTAACAACTATAAAATATACTCTACCACCATTATTTGTTAATATAGATTTTTCTATATCATTATTATAGATAAAGTTCCAATTTGAAACTTCATTTTTGAACTCGCCTATTGACTAAAAGGGATAAGCAGTTAATGGAAATAAAAAATATTTATGGTAAAAAATATTTAATATATAATAAAAAACAAATAAAAAATCATGGCATATTTTCCATTAAGTGGTATAACAGGTTGTATTGAGCCAGCATCAGGCGGAACAGCACCATCAATATATGGTGTAATGTATAACACAGATAAGATAGTTTCTTATTATAAAAAAGATGTAGATTCTAATGGTAGTAATAACTTTGTACAATCATTTTACGTTGTCGTAGTTTTTGAAAATTATACACAAAATTATCAATTTCTAACATCTGCTAATAGAGATACATTTTATAACTCATTACCAAAATAAAAAAAGCCACTCAATTGAGTGGCTTTTTTGTTATTCTACATCAAGTTGTAATCCTTCACCGATATTTCCAAGTTCTTCAACTCCTACAACATTTGCTTCTTGCTCTGAAGTTTGATCTTCAAATTGTTTTTGTTGCATACCTTTTATCATATCCATAAATTCTCTTTGTGCTTTCTCTTTTTGTCTTTTTAACATTAAAGTTCTTTGTTGACTTTTCTCTTTTTGGTTTTTCCTGTTTTTACTTTTTGGCATATTCCTATTGTTTATTTTTTATTTTATATTATTTCTAATACAAAAAGTTTAAATTATAATTTTACAATTTTCCAACCTTTATATAATATATTCTCTGATTTAGACGCAGAATATATAAAATGTCTATTAATATTATATTCAGGATGTTCCTTTACAAATTTTGTAGCTGACAAATATATATATTCATCACCATCGGGTGTTAGTATTTTATATTTACATGCATTTGGGTTTTTATCACCAATTTTTGATAATGATAACTTTTCTTTATGTTCTTCCGATTTTTCTATATTAAAATGTGGTGATAATTCGCCTATTTTACCATACATTGGATTATTTTCACCAGATAACTTTTCACTTATTTTTTTAATAGTTTCTTCACTATGTTTATATAATCCTTTTTTGTCTTTGTTCCAGGGTTCAACACCTATTCTTAATTCGCTCATTAATTTTTTTGTTTGTTCTGAATGTAATCCAAAATGATTTTCACCCATACCACCAGTCGGACTAATATTATAACCATTAGGTGTTAATGTGTCAAATAAATCAATATAATATTTTTCCAAGTTTCTAGCATCTATTATATTATCACACATTTTTAATATAATTCTATAAAAATTTTCCTTTTTATATTTTTTCAAAGATTTTTGAATATAAACACCACTACCATAATATTTATTTTCATCTAAATTTTCATTTTTTGTGTGGTGGCTACCAACATAACATTTACCATTAATCTTATTTATTGTTAAGTACACAAAATTAAATTCTTTATCCATAATGTTTCGGTTTTTATTTTATATATTAAATCCCGAAACTGATTATTGTGTAAAAATATTTATATTAATTGTATTTCATTTGCAGAATTTACAATCTCAATACCATCATTTTCCAATTCGTTAATATAGTTTTTTATCATTTTTTCGTCACCGATACCTCTTGTAGCACCAAGATTAACAATTACTCTAAATCCAGCTTTTTTCAAGTCTTTAGCACCCTCACCAAGACAATAATTTAAAGCCAATCCATTTAATATGAATGTTCTGATATGATCTTGCTTTGCTTTTTCAATAATACCAGTAGATATTTTTTTACCCAAATCGTGATAACAAGGTGAATATGGATGCATATCTCTTTCAACTCCTTTATAAATAAAAAAATCATAATCCGTCATTTTAGGTAATCCTGAAATTAATTCAAATCCATAAGTACCAACAACACAATGTTGATTCCATCGAATATCAACATTTGGTAAACCAACATTTGTATATTGTGGTAGTTTATCAGTTGCGTTCCATTTTGCATTTGATGGGTGTGCATCTTTAGATGCATATCTATATTTAGTTTTAGTTGCACTTTTATTAATTTCTGCAACTATTTCATCTGCTTCACAGACAGGGAGTTCTTCTGGACAGTTATATGTGAATCCATTTTGAATATCAATATCAAAAGATACAGATTTATTAAAATTAATTTTGATCATAATATTTTTTATTTTTTAAAATTCACAATTAAAATAACCTTCACCTTTCATTGCTTTTCTTATTTCTTTTTCTTGTTTAGGTGTAAGTTTAATATTAAAATATTCAAGAAAAATTTCAATAGGTTTCATTGTCTTTGGATCTTCCAAGAATAAATCAAAGTTTTCACTCCAATCTTTTGGAATTGCACCATGTTCTTGATGGTCTATTGTTGGTTTTCTCTTACCAGTGCCTTTTTCAAAATGAATATATGGTGTGTCATAAACATCTACCATATTATCATAATAATCAAGTTCATTATAACTCAATGATAATTTTTTAAACTTTGAAAATGTTTTTACTGTTTCCAATAAATTTGTGAACTTTTCTTCAGCTTTTTTATCACTGATATGAAGTGTTGATTTTCTATTGTTTAACTCTACTTCAACAGATACTCTAACAACACTTTTATTTCTACTTACATTTAATGATTTCATACTTTATTACTTTTGTTTAAATTTCCTTCATATATAATATTATCAATTTCTCTTGTCGTTGACCACAATGGTTGAAGATTTTCTAATGAACAAACTGTAAATCTTCTCTTTTTATTATATATGGATGATTTCTCTTAAAATCTGTTCTGAAATGTCTTTCTATAACAGGTGAATTTTTTATAACATCAATCATATTTATAATTTCATTTTTATCATATGGATTTACGGTGTTTTTTAATTTTTCAACTAACTCAAAATATGATATGAATATTTCATCCACTTCTTTATAACCACTTCTACTTGAAGTATGTCTTTTTTGCCAATCTGGTAATATTTGATCTAAATCGGTATTTGTTATACCAAGACCATCTGTGGCATTACATTCAATACAAGCGGTTAGAGCATTTCTTTCTTCAATTGTTCCTTCAGATGCTAAATATTCTGACATTTCGTAAACTTCGTATTTCCACAAAGATTCAATTGGCTCTAAATCTGTTCCTGCATCACCATGAAGTGTGAAAAATGCAAGATTATACTCTGTTCTATTTTCAGTACCAAGAACAATACCACCATTTTTAGATGCGATATTGTATAGATACATCATTCTCATACGAGCCTTGATGTTACCCATTCTAATTTTGTAAGCAACGTCATTTTCAGATACGCCTTCCATATCATCAAATTCTCTAAGAACTAAATATTGTTCTGTCAAATCTACTTCAGAAAAGTCTGTACAAAACAAAGAACCAATATTTCTTGCTCTTTCTTGCTCGTCTGGTTTATTTGTTTGAATTGAAATTGAACGACCAATCAATGGAATACCAAGTTCATCTACAACTGGTTTTGCTAATGCGCAAACCAACGCAGAGTCAATACCACCTGATACACCAATAACTAATGATTTAAGATTGGATTTTAAAATGTAATTTTTTAACAATTGTCTAAGATTAGCAACCGTTTCGGGATATGATAATGTTTTCATAATGTTGTTTATTTTTTATTATATACAAAGATACATATTATTTCTGAATAAAAAAATATTTATCCATTTCTTCCTGCACCATAAGTTAAATCAATGTTTGAAAGACCATTTTTTTCTGTGAAAATTTCAAATAATTCTTGTTGATCTTTATCAAAAAAGTCAGAATCAATATCATAATCAATATCATAATCATCATTACAATAAAAATCATCATCACCTTCATTATTACTTATATTAATAATCGCAATATAATCTTCTTCTGTTAAATGTTCCATATAAATGTCAACAGATGTTTGAAATGATTCCACACTAATTCTTCTGTCATTTTTATTAACAGACCAATTATTTTTAATATCACCAACTTTTAATACTTTGATATAATCATTTTTGATTATATCAAATTTTTCTTTATCTTCAATTTTAGCAACACCAACAATAAATGAACTTGATGATGAATTACTAATGAATCCTTGTCTTATTTTCATTGTTTAATCTTTTAATTTTATTTTCAATTTATAGATAGCGATTTCTCTATCAGTTTGTTCAAATCCACCAATAATTCTTAATGCAATAACTTCTATAACATCTAATGATACATAATTATCATTGACAAAATCATTCCATTCTAAATCACTAATAACTTCACACATATTAATCTTCTATAACTAATTCACTATCAATGATATTCCAATCAAAAAACACTTCTGGATCTTCAATAACATCATTAATTAATTCAATTGAACTATTTTCATTTTTAGTTTCAATTCTTTCTTTTACTTGTTCATGTGTAACATTTTCTGGAATATTTTCAACAACACCAAAAAAAACATTGCCATTTTCTCTCAATTCAAAATACTTATTCATAGTTTTATTTATTTTTTATTTTTTATTTAAAATTCATTTTCAAATTTTTCACCTTTAGATTCTAAATCTTTTTTAACTAAACTTTCAATATATTTTGATTTATTAGATATACCTTTCTTTGTTAGATATTCTTCCAATATTTTATTTAATTTCTGATCCATAGATATTGAAAAATCTTTTTTCTTATCTTCATCATTTATCTTCTTCCTTGTCATAAAAATGATTTTTGTTTTTATATTCATTTTTATCATTAAAGTTTTTGATATTTTTAACAAGTTTCTTTTAGTTCATCCCATGTTGGTTGCGTATTTTCTTTAACAAAAAACTCTATTCCATTGAAAATATTTTCTTGTGTAATATACCAATTTTCATCAGTTCTATCAATATATTTTAAAACACCTTTATCATTTTCCATATGTAGATAAGCACTATCATAAGGAGCACCATCCATAATAAAATGATCAACAGAACTTGACATTGTAGTGTATTCAATATCATCAGTAAAAATCATAGTTTTCTTACAATCATACCAATCTTTAACAAAATTACCAGTATTGAAAGAAATATCTTTTTCATTTAATGATAACTTAACAGAATTATATTTAATACCATCTTTTGTTAAATCATAATCAATACTTATAAATGCTCTCATAATATTTTAGTTTTATTGTTATACAAATATACGAACTTTTTCCTAAAATAAAAAATTTTTAATAAAAAACATAAAAATAACAGAAATATAACATTTTTGACTTTAAAAAAAATAAACCTCTATTACAGAGGTTTATATTTAATCATTTCTTTTACTAATTCTATTGTTCTTTTATCGCCTGTGTGTTTTCCTTCAAAATCACTCAGTTTTATTACTTCTTTATCATTTATACTAAACAATTTAATAACAATATTTAATGGTTTAATTCCTACTAAATCATTGGTGAAATGAGTACCTATTCCAAAACTTGTTTTAATTTTTCCTCTACAATAGTCTGCAATTTTTATTGTTGTTGAAATATCCAATCCATCAGAAAAAATTATCGTTTTAGATTTTGGATCAATACCTAATTTTGTATAATGTTCTATAATTCTATCAGCAAACTTAAACGGATCACCAGAATCATGTCTAACACTATCCCAAGTTCTTGCTTGAAAAGAATCAAAATCATTTAGAAATGATTGAATTCCAAAACTATCTGTTAGCATTGTTCCACAATTACCATTATATAATTTACTCCACATCTGAAGTATGTGTCTATTTGCATGAGAATAACCTTTTTCAGCAGCAACTGCACATATTATTTCATGAGCCATTGAACCTAAACATTTTATATTATTTTCAATAGCAAATAAAACATTTGATGTACCAACAAATTTATTTCCACCACCTTCAATTAAATCCTTAATTACGTTCTTTTGATTTTCAAAAGAGTATCTACGTCTTGTACCAAAGTCCATAAATTGAATATCATTCATTCTCAATATGTTGGCTTTTTCAATATTTTTCTTCTTTAACTCCTGTCTTGTTTCCGTTGGTTTTTCACCAGTCATTAAGAAATTAATTTCTGATATTTCAGACATAAGAATAATTTCCCAAAAAATTTCAGCATACCAATAACCAGATACTTTAATTCTCAATGTTCCATCATTTTCTTGAAAAATTGAAACATTTGATGGATCTAATCTATAACCCATTAAGAAATCAAAGAATAAATTAGGTAAATAAGGACATTTGTCTTGAAACGCCTTTCTATGTTCCTTAGATAATTTCATATCTCTGAAACCATCAATTCGTTTTCTTAATACATCACCTAATCCAATAGGATATTTATAGTTTCGTCTATCTACAAATTCATACGTCACAATAGCATCTGGGTAATAATTCATTACGAACCACAGCATCGACATTTTGTATAAATCATTATCGAGCAATTGTCTTTCTGGTAATTTTGATAAAATCTCTTGTGTTGTCATTTTTATTTTTTTTTAGTTTTATTATACAAATATAATATTTTTATATGTAATAAAAAAATTATTCATTATTTCTTTCACATTTCCATTTTTTATGGTGTTTTCTTTCACCATTTGCGACCTTTATCATTAATGATGCAGCCAAATTATGTTCTTTGCAAAAAAATGTTAAACCTCTATTTGTAATATATTCATTACCATCTGGATCTATAATTTTAAATTTTTTTATGTTTATTTTTCCAGTTGAGGTTTCTCTCATTTTTTGTTTCGTTTCTTCTGTGATAGGACTTTCTATTCGTCTTTTTTTCCAAGCTTTTTTAAGATTCTCTTTGTGTTCTTCACTCTTAGGTTTTTTATTAGATTCACTTATTTTCTTACAAACTTCCTCACTTCTTTTTTTACCTTTATGTAATTGTGAAATTTTTTCAGACATTTTTTTTATATTATCCTCGTTGTAATTTCCTTCACCACCATTTGTTAGATTTGTAAGAATAACACCTTTATCTTTAAGTGTTTTAATATGTAGTATTTCTTTTTCATTTATATCAGACGATGATATATTTTCTTCTACAATTTTACACATATCTTTATAGAAATCAAAATTAGAATTGTTTTCAAGTATTTTTCTGGCTTTTCTATATTTATATGCTTGATTATTATTGTTTATATTTGTCTTGTGGCTCCATCTTCTTTTTTGTATGTTTGATGTTTTACCAACATAAAATGGAACACAATTTTCATCATAGAAATAGTATATTACAAATGTTTTCATATAAAATGTTTTTATTTTATATATTAAATATAAAAAAGTCATTTTATATAAATCGTTATCAAAAATTATTTACAACTATTACATATTAGACAATCAACACAAAAGTTTTTATTCTCTTTAAGTGTTTCAAAATATGCTTCAACATATTGGTCTTTTGTAATTTTCTTTTTGTTAGTTTTATTATGTATAATAATCTTTTCCCAACCTTCAAGCATTTTTTCTGCGGATTTCTTACTTATTTTCATATTCTTTTATTTTATTATTCATTATACTATCAAATCTGTTTGGTGTCAACACCTCCATTTTTGATTGTTCTTCTAACCTAGCCAGCTGAGCTAATCCCCCAAACAATGGTGTCAACACCTCCATTTTTGATTGTTCTTCTAACCAACCATGTATTAACTCTCTGATTTCAGTCCAGTTAGATGAATAATTTTGTTCAAAAAATGATGTTATAACACTATAATTCATGTATAAATAACCATTTTTATAATCCTGTTCAAACAAACAAGTTCCTTTAATTTCCGTTGGATATGTTAATTCTTCTCCAGTTAATCTACACAATTTCTTTTGTCTTATGAATTGTTGATCATAATACATAAAATAACTTTGTGTGTGATCTTGATGTTTAGCAAAATAACAAGAATTAAACTTGTTCCAAAACCATGTTTTTAATTCTTCTTTAGTCATTCTCAATTTTATTAAGTTCTACATTATAACCGAAAGATGCTGCAATATCTTTAAGAACATCTTTAATTTTTTCTTCTTCTTTTTCAATTTCTATCACTTCTTCATTTGCTTGTTGAATACCTGAATTAATCATAAATCCATAGTGTAGACGATTTTTAATCTTTTCAACTTCCATTTCAGAATCATTACCATTACCTAAATGTATGATTTCAAAACAACATCTATCTTGAATATAAATTGGTAAGCCATCATCATAAAAACCATTATCTTTTAGAAATTCAACTAAACCATTAAATGCAATATTTAATGTTTCGCCATTTGCCACCATGAAAGGAAATTCATTTGTGTGAGCAATATACATATTATCTCTTAATGTAAATCTTACATTAATTTTGTCTGGTTTATTCATAATTTTTATTTTAATATTTTATAAATTCATTTTTAGGATATGTTCCCATAAGAATCTCTTTTTCTCTAATCATAATTAGTTCATTGACACCATTTATAGCATCATCAATATTTTTTGCTTGATATGAATATTTATCACTAAGAATAGTACCATTATACAAGTTTTTAATAACAGCCATATATTCAATTGTATCATTGACTTTGAATATTGCTGGTTCTATTACAGCCACAGATTGATTTTCTATAATAAGTTGTTTTATTATACTATCTTTTTTTTCAATAGTTTTTTGTTGTTCTGTGATAATTTTCTTATTCTGATAATCGTTTGATATAAACATTACGGGAACAATTAATATCAATAATATTAGAGCATATTTCATAGTAGTTCTTTTAATTCGTTTTTCATAATTCTTTCTAGTTTCTTTTCTCGTTGTTTAGTCTTTAAGACTTGAATAGGTTTAATATCAATATTATTTTTATGAAAGAAATCCATTAACAAATCATAATTTTTATCTCTTGTCCAAATAAAGTTTTTACCAATATTTTCTAAATATACTGATTTTGTTGATAAAAATTGTTCAGTTGGTTGTTCTATTATTGTATTTGTGAAGAAAGAATCATCAGGATTTGTAAATCCTCTGGAGTTTTTTATATTAACCCTAAAAACTCTATGTGGATAGTGATTATGTGTTTTTATAAATTCATTAATCATATCATAGATTTGTCTACCGAATTTAATAATTCTATATTCACCATTTACTAATACATAAGTATAATAAGCGGTTGCTGATGATATTGGA